AGCCACAACGGCCGCCCTCAAAAAAAACCTCGCAGACCCGTGAAATCACAGGTCTCGGTCGTCGTTTCGCTCGTCGTCCAGCATTTTGAGCAGGGATGAAATGGCCGCTTCCAAACCAGCGACCATGCCCACTCGGTATCCGTACTCGAAGGCGTCACGGTTGACCGGGCGCTTGAGGGCTTCAAGCGCAAATTCCTGCTGCTCGGTTTTGAGCCGGTTCAGCAGGGCGTTTTCAATCGCCATCAGCAGGGCGTCTTAGGCATGCTGGGCGCAGCGGGCAGCGTTTGGCCCGTCACGGGCTGGCCAGCGGCCATGCGGTGGTGTTGGGGCACCAAGGCCGAATTCAAAGGCACGGTGCCTGTTGTTGGTTTGTCGCTCATGGGATGCTCCTTTTAGGGGTTGGGATTGATACCGGTGCCGGTGCTCACGGCGATTCTCTCACCGGTTTGGATTTCTGCAGCAGCCAGGCGCATGGCCGTGGCGTTGTCCGAGTCGTTCATCGAGACGCGGGCGCTGATTTCAGCCGCCGTGCGCTCGTTCTCTGCAGCCTGGCGCAGTTGCTCGCGCTGCAGCTCTTCTGCGCGCGCTTGCTGCTTGTCGGCCAGGCTTGCGGCATCGAGCTGGGCCTTCTGCGCCGCTGTTTGCTGCTGAATCTGCAGGCGCTGCGCATCCGTTTGGCCGCGTTGCTGCAGGGCGGCTTGCTGAATCTGCGCGTTGAGCTGGGCCACCTGCATGGTCGAGTCCGGTGGCATCTGCGGCTGCGGTGCGTATTGCTGGGCCTCTTGATCGACGGCTGCCAACAACTCGGCATACTGGCCAAGCTGCTGCTCCACCAGTTGCTGCACGCGCATGATCAGCTCGGCCTGCTGGTCCGCATCCTCCTCAATCTGGCCTTTCTCGACGGCAAGGCGCACGCCACGGTGAGCTTCCGTCAAATAGTAGTTCAGCACGTGGTCGCGCAGGTGCATGGCCATGGGGTAGAGGAACGTCTTGATGATCGCCGGGTTCTTGCCAAACATCGGCGACTGCAAAAACGAGAGGTGGACCATCATGTGCGCCAGGTGATCTTGCTGGGGCAGCACGTAGATCGGACGTCCCATGGACGCGGCGACGTTTTCGCTCACCGGGTCAATGTCATCCTTGCCAGGCTCGGGCTGCAGCACGTCGTCCGGGCTGAGCTTGACGTTGCGCAAGAACATCTCTTCGACCTTGCGCGCGTCGTACATCTGCGGCATCACCGCTGCACGCTGTTGCACGGCCTGGACCTGGGCGAAGCGCTGCGCCTCGCTGAAGATGGCGGGGTCGCTCACAGGCACCACGTCCAGAGGGCCGTCGAAGTCCTCGGGCTTGACGTCGAGTCCGGCTTCCATGCCCTCGATGTCGTCTTCGGTCAGGTATGCGCTGTTGATGCGGTGCAGGATTTTGAAAACCCTGGCCATCGAGTTGTGCAGGCGCGAGTGGATGGAGCTGAACACCACCATGCCCTGCTCGATCAGCGCCAGCGTGGTGCCAACCGGGGCGTTGGGGTTTTGGTCTGAGAGCTTTTCAAACGAGGTCTGCACAACGCCTTTGCCTGCGTCCACCAAGAAGCCGAGCAGCTGGAACAGCGTCGGGCTTGGGCCGTTGAATGGCAGCGCCATGGCCAGCTTGCGCACGTCGTCCACCAGCGCGCCGCCGTCAAGCTCGACGATCTCGGTTGGCTGCACGTTGATGGTCTGCCCGCCAGGACCGCCCTTGAGCTTGAGCAGCGTTGGGATGTTTTGAATGTGGGCCGAGTCCAGCAGCGCACGCAGTGCGCCCGTGGCCGCTCCGGAGAGGCCACCAATCATGTGGGTCAGGCCAATCGGGTATGCGCCGCGCCAAGGCACGAACGGAAACTCGACGATCCAGTCCATTTCCTTGCGCCGCTCGTCATCCTTGTCCCAATTTCGGTACAGCGCAAGCGCCTTGCCCGACGACTTGTCGATGCTGATGATGTAGGGCTCGCTGCCGTCGCCAAAGTCAAGGTGCGTGTAGCACTCAAAGATCGTGCGCAGGCCGTCCTCGTTGTAGGACGTGTCCTCGCGGCCCTCGATTTTGTTGTTGGCTTTGCTGGCCGCGCTGAACTCGACCTCACCCGGTGCGCCCAGCTCGATGTCGATGTACATGCCCGCTTTGACGCGGCGGTTGAAGTCGGCCTTGGTCACGTACTGGACGTGCGTCTTGCGGTCGGCCGAGTAAAAGTTGGTCGCTGCAAACGGCAGGTGCATGTCATCAATGGCGATGAACTCGGCCGTGGGGCGACGCCACTGAGGCGACCACATCAGCTTGAGGTACTGACCGCCGCCCAGGGGCAGTTGCGTGGAGAGCTGCTCCAGCTCGCCACGGAACTCGGGCATCTGCTCGGTCGTCTGCCAGTTCATGAAGTCGGCCTTGCGCTGCGCCTTGTCCAGCTTCTCGCGGTCCACCTTGCCGAGCACTTTGGATTTGACAGGGCCACCGGGCGGGAACACTTCTTTCATGAAGCGGGCCGAGAAGTCCACGCAGGCCTCGACCAGCATGGGGTGCACCACTTTGTTGGCTCCCGAGAACTGCGCGCCGCCAGGGGCATCGTCGCCCAAGCCGGTACGACGCAGGCCCTCCTCGTAGAGCTTGTCGCGCTTAGCGCGGGCGTCCTTGTCGCGCTCGATCTTTTCGAGCAGGTCGTTGACGATGTCGTCCAGCTCGTCCTGTGGGACCTCGTCGACGATGTTGGCAAAGTGAGCCTTGGACTCGTCGGCGTCCTGCTTGTTTTCCAGCCGAACAACAGCGCCGCCGTCCTCGGTGTCCTCCACGTCGCCTTGATCGTCATCGATCTCAATGATCTCATTGTTGCGCTCGGACAAGCCCTTGTTGTTCATCTCATCAGCCATGGTATTTGTTCCAGAGTGTGTTTACTTCGCCGCCACGAGCCCAGCCGCCTGTGCCTGGACCTCCGCCGCCTTCGCCTGAATTGCCAACACCGCTTCCAGTTCCTGAACCAGAATCGCCTGCTCCCGCGCCTGCTCCCGAATCACCGCCTCCACCGGAACCGCTGCTGGAGCCTGGTTGGTTGTCATTTTGACCAGCGAATCGAACAACCCAAGCTGCTCCATTCCAAAACCATTCCATGCCAGGTCCAGGGTCTTGAGCTGGTTTTGTGGCTTGATTGGGTGGATTAGCAGCCGGTGCAAGAATCGGTGGCGGTGGTGTTGGCCGCGTGAAAACAGGCGCGTACTTTGCCCGGTAGTCAACCATCTCAGCGTCAAAGTTGCGGGCGGTTGATCCCGTTGTGCGCCCGTAGGCGTTGCTGGCCGTTGGCGAGCTTGTCCACCAGCTCGTCGGGAAATAGGTGGGCTGCGGCCCCTGCGGGGTCTGGATGCTGTTGGGGTAGATCGTGCCGCCAGGGCCGGTGAACGGCATCGGTGGCTCATAAACCGGTGGTGGGGTGAATGGCTGTGGCTGCCCTGCACTTGGGCTGGGGCCGGGCTGCATGCCGCTGTCCACGGGTGCTGGGCCTAGAGCAACGCCGCCGCCAGTCACGCCTCCGCTCATAGTGATGCCAGCGCGCAAACCCTCGCGTGCTTTTTGCCGCTCGATGACTTCTTGCGCTTGTGCGCGACGAACGGGATCGGTGTCGCTTATGCCCTGCGCTCTGTAGACGTCTGCCAGCGTGCCTTGGCCATAAGGATTTGGCTGCGAGTTTTGCCAAGCAATAAACTCGTCCTGCTTTTGGGTGTCCCAATCGGTGTTGATGCCGCCAAACTCTGGGCTGGCACCGCCACGGATCAAATACTGGTTTGTCGAATTGGGGTCAATCCCGTATGAAAGCGCAAGGTCTTTGGCGGTGACCCCGGTTTTTTCCATGTCAGCCATGAGCCCTTGGACGCCGTAGTTGGCATCCTGCTGGCTGCGAATGTACGCTTGGTTGATGCCGATGCGCTGCTCGGGCGTGTAGTCGCGGGAGTAGCCTTGGTCCATGGTACCGCCCGCCATTTGGTAGCGGGTATCCGGGCCGGGGCCAATCATGGGGCCAGCCGTGAAGCCGCTTGTGTCTTGCGCAGGCGGTGGGCTGTTGCGAGCGGCTGCCTCTGCAGCGGCTCGGGTGTAATCTTCGACACCCCCATATTCAGGAAAGGCCGCAGCAAGCTGAGCCGGTGTGTAGGTGGCAAACGCCTGATCCAGCGCCGCTTGCGTGCGGGGGCCAGCTTCGATCTGTGCGCGCAACTCTTCGGTTTTCAGACCACCCTCGGACATCATCACGGGGCCACCCATGGCGTAATTCATGACGCCGTATTTTTTTGCAATTTGGTCAAACATTTTCGCAGGTCCTTTCAGGATTGCATTTCGGCTTGCAGACCGGCCACGATGGCGTCGATTCTAGCCGGGTCATAGTCGTCTGTGGGGAAATTCGCACCAGTGACCGCGCCGCCCTCGGCATAGCGTTGATGCAGCTCCGGCAGCGTGCGGGCCGCGCCGCCAGCCTGGTACCCGTGCACCGCGCCGCCACGGGCGAAGCCTTCGGGTGGTGTCTCGCCAAGGAATTTGAGCAGCTCGTCTTTGGTCATGAAACGCTGCACATCTGGCGCGGCATCTAATGCTGCGTTGAACTTGTCCATACCGATTCCCATGTGCTGGCCGTAGATGTCCTGCAGCGCCTTCATCAATGGACCAGCTTGGGTCACGTCGACCAACCCCGTGTTGCCCAAGTCCCCCACCTTGCCAAATTTCCCCGACCGCACGAAGTCCTGCACGGCTGGCAGGTAGTCCTCCTTCGGGGCCTTGTTGCCCTTGCCTTTGATCTGGACGATGTCTTGAGTTGAAAAAGCAGGGTCGCTCATGATTTGCGCCACACGCTCCAAAGTCTCAATCCCTTTCGGTGGCAGGCCTTCGTCAATCGCAATTTTGGTGGCTTGCTCAACGGTTGGGCGACGAGGCGACACCTCGATTGTCACGTGCGGCTGCCCCTTCTTGTCGCGCAGGCTAAAAATCTTGGACCGGCCCTCGGACACGTCCGGGCAGTAGCCGCCGACGCAGTGGCCCATGGTCTCGCCTTCGTACTTGAGGGCGTCCTCCAGGGCTTTGTAGGATTCGTCGACTGTCATCGTTGTCTTGCGAGGCAGTATGTCCTCGACAAACTGATTGAACTCAGGCGTTCCAGGATCAAGACCTTCGTCGTAGGCCATTTCCTCAACGGCACGGCGTGCTTGCGCATCGTCCATTCCTTGAATTTCGTCAGGAATTTTCTCGACTGAAACCGTCCGACCAGTCTCCTTCGGCTGCCGCAGCTCCACCCACTTGAAACCTTGCTCGGGGTACTCCTTGACCACCTGTGTGGCTGGACCCATGGCGCGGGCCATGTCGGCCTCAGCCTTCTGAGCGGCGCGCCAGTCGTTGATCTTGGCCACGCGCTCGACGGCCTGGGGCACGGTGACCTTTTCTAGGTCGGAGTACTTGAGCATCAGCTCGCGGGGCAGGCCCGACTCGGGGTTGATGGCGTTGCGCAGCTCGTCGGTCAGGTGGGCAAAGCCGAGGTCTTCATCAGCGCCGCGCAGCATGTCGTAGACACGAGTCTCGGGCGGGACCTTGAGAAGCCAAGGGTTGGCTTCAATAGACTCCGGATAACCAGAAGTCAAATCCGACGCCTTCAATTCATTGATGAAAGTGTCGGCCCGGTCCTCCCAAGCCTTAGCCATTGGGGATACGCCCATGCCCTCTTCGGGAAAACCGGCCTGTTGACGAGCGCGGGCGACGTTGTAGCCGGTCGGTGTAATTTCGCTGTGCATGATGCCCCGCTCAGCCAGCGCGCGCAGCGGGTCCTCTGGCGTGGCCATCTCGTTGCGGATGTACTTGGCGAGCTTGGTTTCAAGCCACTTATTGAGAGCATCTTGTGAGTAAATTTCACGAAATGTCATTCCTTGAGCCGGATTAAAGTTTTGCTCTGCAGCTTGTGTCACTCTTTTCTGCATCGGCTCAATCGCCCGCTCAACACTGCCCGCCAGCCAGTTGCCGCCCTTGGGCTTGACCACGTTCACTGGTGAACCAGCCATCAGGAAATCACGACCAGCGCGCGACACCGCCGATGGCAGCGCAGCAACGGCGCGCAACGGGGAGCCGGGGCCGGTGTAAAAACCGCCGCCGAGCTGGCCAGCCGTGGTGAACGCTTTACCCGTCGGGGTCTGGTTCAGCTCGCGCATGGGCAGGCGCTTCTCAACGTCCTCGCTGGTGGGCAGCACCGTCTGCTCGGACAGGCCGGGCAGCATGCGAATCAGCGACTCGATGTCGCCAGGCGCACCCAGCACGCCGGACACCGCGCCGCGTAGGGCGGACAAGGGCGCGTCGGCCGCAGCACGGCGGTCTTGCTGAGACTCGGGGCGGCGACCAGCGGAGCGGTAGCCGATAAATGGGCGGGTCAGATCATCAGCCATGGCAGCTGCACTCCTTGATTTTGTTGAGGGGGCTGCGCACCGCGCCGCCTTGGGCATACTTTCTTTCCCGCAGGACTTCCAGGGCGGCTGGCTCCATGCGCTGGAGCAAGTTGGCCTCTGTCGACTCTGGGTTTGGCGTCAGCGTGCGACCGCTGAGACCGTACTCATGACGGCCAACGCCTTGGGCGGCACGGTGCCGCATCATCAGCAATGGCGCAGCGTCCGCGACCAGGTCACTCAGCTCGCCGCCGTAATCGAAGTATTCGCGGAACAGCGGGTCATCCATGATCGACTTAAACCGACCCTTGCGCGCAGCCATGCCAAGCTCATTGCGTGCAGTGTCCAAAAGCCTCGGAGCCAAAATAGCGGGCTTGTCCGTGGCGAACATGCTGTACGCCGCAGGCATCCGGTCGCGCAGCGATGGCGGCTGGACGATCAGCGTGCGCAGCTCACGGTCTTGAAAGTCGCCAGGCTTGTAGTTGGTGTTGAAGTAGCTCAGGTCGGTCGAGCTGGGCCGAACAAGGAACATCGAATCATCTGAGCCATAAGGGTGGGTGTGAAAATCGATGATGCCTTGGCCTGGCTTGGCGTAATCAAGGGCTGCAGCACGGTCGCTGGCGCTTGGCTCCACGGTGTCGGGTCGGCCTATCGTGATGCGTGATTTCCTGGGAAGGTTGGCCGGACCAACAACAGAGGCCTCGTTGCCCGTGCGTGCGGACTGAGCAATCGCCTCACGAATCGTGCCCGCTTGCTCGGGCGCTTCACGAGCCAGCAACGTGCGAAGTTTTGCAAGAACTGAAACTTTGGACATGGCTTACCACTTCGTTTTGTTGGCCCAATAAGCCGCGCTCGACGGCCCCTTGGCGATGTTCTTGGCATGACGCGCTTTGAAGCTGTCGCGCTTGGCGGTCGTTGCCGCTGACTCGCCAGCCTTGGGCTTGCCCGCCGTCTTGGCACCCTGCTCGCCAAAACGGATTACCTTCTCGGTGCCGTCAAAGCAGGCCTTGACCACGTGCGACTTCTTGGGGTGGTCCGGCGTGCGCTTGGGTTTGTTGCAGTCCATGTCGGACTTCTTGAGCGGCTTGGTCATTTCGACTTCCTTGCCGCGCGCATGTTGTCGACCATGTTGGGGTAAGGACGCCCAGCGTTCTCGGCCATGCGTTTGGCGCTGGTCTTGGCCGCTGGTGAGAGGGCCTTGGGCTTGCCCAGGTCTTTGGGCCGGGACTTTTCCCAGATTGGTTTGGCTTTAGGCGGCATAAGGGTTCACCTTCTCCTTGCTTGCAAGTCTGTGCTCGTCCACGTCCCGCGCTTGCGGCAACTCGAACCAGCCGTCGTTCTTCAGAAAAATGACCGCCTGAGTGAACGTGTCCACGTAGTCATCGTGCTCTGCGACAGGAAACTTGGCGATCTGCTTCAGAAAAGACTGCGCCCAACTGACCGGTTGGCCAGGGTTCTTGTTGGACTCGGGAATCCAAAGCAAACCCAGCTCCAGCGTTGGTGCGGCCTGGTGCGCCCTTGACACCTTGTCCGCGTTTCCGGGATTGTAGCCAACAGCAGGCACCTTGGCCAACCTCAAGTCCTGCAGCAGCGACTGCCCGCTGGCCTTGGCCTCGACCAAAACCCGGTCCGGACGCCTGCCCTTGGTTGGCATCCCAGCCTTGGGGCCGGGGTCGGCACCGTACATCGAGGTCCAATCCTCAATCACCTTTGTGCGCAGGTCCGGGTACCCGAGCGGCTCGTCCCACGCGTCCAGCAGCATCGCCTGGTGAATGCCCTTGTGCGTGAACACGCCCCAGACCGTGCAGGCGGTGGGGTCGCCCGTGGTGCGCTCGGAGAACGCGGTGTCGTAGGACTGCAGCACGTACTCGAACTGCGGCAGGCGCTGCACGTGCGGCCAGAGCTGGAAGTTGTCGGTGTTCAGGATGCCGCCCTCGGACGGCGTTGGGTCCTGCTGGAGCTGGCCCGACGCGCCGTAGGTGCCAAGCAGCTGCTTGAGCTTGGTGATCTCCTCGGGTCCAAAACGCTCGGGGCAGATCAGCTCGCCCTTGACCGTGCGGGGATCGTAGGGGCCAAGGACCGTGCGCCGCTTCTTGCCGTCCCACTCGGCTGGGATGCAGACGTGCTCCCAGCCGCCAATGTCCTCCAGGATGTGGCCGCTGATGTCCTTCTCGTGCAGGCGCTGCATCACCGTGACCATGGCGTCGGTCTTGGGGTTGTTCAGCCGGGTGGACCAGACCATGTCGAACCAGTCCAGGGCGGTCTGCCGCATGGTGTCGGACTGCGCGTCCTGCGCGCCGTGGGGGTCGTCCAAAATCAGGCGCGAGCCGCCCTCGCCCGTGGCCGTGCCGCCGACCGAGGTGGCCAGGCGGTAGCCGGTCTTGTCGTTCTCGAATCGCTGCTTGGCGTTTTGGTCGCCCGACAGCTCAAACATATGCCCCCAGCGTTCTTGGTACCAAGGCGACTGGATGAGGCGTCGGGCCTTCAAGTTGTCGCGGATGGACAGCGAGCCGGAGTAAGACGCGGCCAAGAACTTCTGCTCGGGCTGGGCGATCCACTCCCAGGCGCACCAGGCCACGGAGACGATGGTGGACTTGGAGTGCCGGGGCGGGATGTTGACGAGCAGGCGGTGAATGTCGCCGCTGCTCACGGCCTCCAGGTGCTCGCAGATTTCTTCGATGTGCCAGCTCGGCACGAAGGGCACGCCAGGCTCCATGACGTGCCAGGCCTGCTTGACAAACTCGTAGAGCTTGGCGCTTGCCTTGCGCCGGTCCTGTTCCTTGGTGATCAGGTCCAGCATGACCGACGGGGAGACAGGTGCGCTCATTGGATGCGAATCTCCCCGCGTTCGAGCTTGTCGCGCTGGTCCATTGCGTTGTGCATCATGATTTCAGGGTAGTCCTCGTGCGCCTTTGGGTGACACCAACATCCGCAGGAAAGCTCGTGTTCTTTGAAGTCCCAGAGCGGGATGATGTGGCCAAAATCCTCCTCATCGCCCGGGTGAACCGCTGAGGCAGTCATGCTGCGTTGATCGCCTCTTGCAGCAGGCGCACGGCGTCAAGCTGGGCGGTGACGCGCCCGGCGTCGGCATGGCCGCTTTCGCTGATGGCCTTGGCCTGCGCCTGGCACTGGTTGCCGAAGGTGTCCAGCAGCGCCAGGATGCGGGCGCGCTCGAACGCGATCATGTCCTCGCCGTGCTGGCGCACCAGGTCCTCGGGGTAAAGGGCCTGAAAGCGACCGTCGTGGTCAAGCAGGGCGGGCAGGGGGGACTCGGGCAAAGTGGGTTTGTTCATTGTGGAATCTCGGTTGATGGTGCTGTAGGGATGCCCATGGCCAGGACGTCGGCGTACTCTTTGGCCGTCATGCCTGCGCCGTCGTCGTTGCGCATCCACTCGATGATGCGCTGGCGCTCGGCCACGGCTGCGTCCAAAGCCGACTGCTGAATGGCCGCTTCGATGCGGGGTGCAATCTGGGCCATAGCCGCTTGCACCTGCTGCTTGCCGTAAGCCTCCAGCAAGGCCCGGCCGTCGGCGTCGTCGCTTACCCGGATCTTCATCGTGGTGAATAACGGGTCCATTGGCTCAAGGGTGCTCATGCCTCACCCCCATTCGCCTTCTGCAGCAGCGCCTGCATCTGCGCCAGCTCGGTGTCGTTGAGGCCCTTGAGGTCCACGCCAGCCATGGTGATTGCGCCGCCGTCCTTGCCGGTGTGCTCGACCTTCTGGGTCTCGGACCACTTCATCTGCGTCTTGGTCCACCAGATCATGGCCGTGGTGTCGCCGCTCGTCGCCTTCTGGAACAGCGTGCGACCGACCTGGCTGTTGGCCTTGGCCTTGCCCGACACCAGCTCGTCGGCGAAGTGCTTGGTCAGGGTTTCCACGCTGATGCCTTTGCGCACCAGCACGGCGATCTGGTCCAGCGGCAGGCCGTAGCCCGACAGGGCTTCCACCTGTTTGCGCTCGGTTTCGGAGGGCTCGAAACCCGGTCGGCCAGCGTCTGGCCGTGCACCGCCTGAGTTTGGGCGGGGGCCTCCGTTTGGGCCGCGCTTTTTTACAAGCGGTTTTTCAGCACTTTTTGTCATGAATCTCTCCTTTTTGACAGTGATTCGGTGGGTTTATGTCATCAATCCGGCTTTTTCTTGGCCGGGGCTTTGTCGGCCTTGCCAATTTCGCTGCCGATCAGGCTGTTGGGGCTGCGCTCGCCCATCACCTCGGTGAAGGACCGACCGTCGGCCTCCAGGTGCGCGTGCTTGCCGGTGAATTGCTGCCACCGGGTCACGATCACGTCACAGTATTTTGGGTCCAATTCCATGATTCGTGCAATCCGACCGTTTTTCTCGGCTGCGATCAGGGTGGTACCGGATCCGCCAAAGCTGTCCAGGACCTGGTCGCCGCCCTTAGTGTTGTTCAGGAGTTGGTACTCGAACAGGGCCACGGGCTTCATGGTCGGGTGCTCGCCGTTGCGGGTGGGTTTGTCGAACTCGAGGATGGTGGTCTGCTTGCGGTCGGCAGCCCAGAGGTGGCCCGCGCCGTCTTTCCAGCCGTAGAGGCATGGCTCGTGTTTCCAGTGGTAGTCCTGGCGACCCATGACGAGGCTGGACTTCTTCCAGATCAGGCACTGGCGCACGGTCCAGCCTGCGTCCTTGGCCGCGCCCCGGAAGTTGTAGCCCTCGGAGTCGGCGTGCCAGATGTAAAAAACGGCACCGGCTTTCATGACCGAGTCGGCAGCGGTGTAGGCGTCGCGCAGGAACGTGCGGAACTGATCGTCGCCCATCGAGTCGTTTTGGATGGTGAGCTTTTCCTTGGTACCGCCCTCGTAGGCCACGTTGTAAGGCGGGTCGGTCAGCCACATGTCGACGGCCTGGTTCTCGCACAGGCGGGCCAGGTCGTCCATGCTGGTGCTGTCGCCGCACAGGAGGCGGTGCTTGCCCATGACCCACACGTCGCCCTGGACGGTGACCGGGTTGGCCGGGGCCTCGGGCGCGTCGTCGGGGTCTGTGAGGCCGTCTTCCAGCTCCAGTGGCATCAGGGCCTCGATCTCGTCGTCTGTGAAGCCTGTGAGGCCAACGTCGAAGCCGAGGTCCATCAGGTCTTTGAACTCGGTGGCCAGCATGGCGTTGTCCCAGCCTGCGTTCAGGGCGAGGCGGTTGTCGGCCAAAACATATGCGCGCTTCTTGGCGTCGGACCAGCCTTTGGCGACCATGACCGGGACCGTGGTCATTTTGAGGCGCTGTGCGGCCATCGTGCGGCCGTGTCCGGCAATGATGCCGCCTTGCTCATCGACCAGGATTGGCGTGGTCCAGCCCCACTCTTTGATCGAGGCGGCGATCTGTGCGACCTGCTCGTCTGAGTGCGTGCGGCTGTTGCGTGCGTAGGGGATAAGTTTGTCGATGTTCCACTGCTCGATTTTGTCGGCAGGGTTTCCGGTTATTTTTTCGGCTGTGATTTCCGGGGTGGATTTTGTCATGGGGTCCTCGGTGGTGGTTGTGAATTATGCAACGCGCCAGCAGCGTGCGCCGTCAGCCTCTGTGGCGCAGGTGAACTTCTTGCCGGTCTTGTTGGCGTGCCACTGGCTTGAATTGCTGAGCGCCCGGGCCGTCATGTTTGCCACAAAAAATGAATCTCCAACGTCCATTTCGTCGAATGGGTATTTTTTGCGTTTGTCCGTTTTTGCGGCGCTTGGGATTGGGATGTTTTTTTGAACTTCGTACATTGCTGTTTCCTAGTTGTTGGGTTTTTTATAGTAAAGGATTTTATAGGGTTGCGCTGCAATTTGTTATTTAACCCTTTGCCTTTGGTTAATCCCCAAAACCGCTGGCACAACCTGGCACCGGTGGAACAGGCAAAAACGCTACCTTGCCTGTAATGTTTCTTGCGCGTAGCGTGTGTGCGCACATTATGATCATAGGCGTTTTTACCTGTGCATGGTTGTGCCAAAGTGAAAAACATCAATGAAATCAAAGGGTTGTGTGGGTTTTTTGGGTCTGAAATAAGTTGTGCCAGGTTGTGCTGGCACAACTTGAAGTGGTGCCAAATGGCAAAAATCAGAAAGGCTCATGGTCCGCCTCCCAGTCGTGGCGCATCCGAATCCCCGTGTAAAGGTTCAAACGTGTGCCAGAAGCGCCGTTGGCACCGGATGGATTCGCCTCCGATGTTGTGCCAAAACCGCGTGGTTGGCTGCGCTTGATGCCCGGGAAAGCGGCTGAAAGCTGGCGACCGAAGGACACCTTGGTGCCTGCGTGGTCGCGGCCCTGAGCCTCGCACCAGCCCTTCCAGGCCTTGAAAAGCTCGTCGCGGTCGGCCTGCGCGTGCTCCCCGATGACGCAGTGCTCTTGCACAAACGCCCGGATCGGGCTGGTCTGGTCGACCAGGTCGGCAGCCAGCTCGTCGGCTGATGTGGGGCGTTGGAAGTAGCCGCGCTGGTTCAAGCGGCCAAGCCCGTCGAGCGCCCAGATCACGATGCCGGGAAGCTCTTTAAGCAGGCGGGCGGTCAGGCCATGGTCCTCTTTGCCCAGGAAGCTGGTGTTGAACTTGAAGGGCAAGAAGCGGTTGGCCAGCGCTGCCGAGGCGTCCGAGAAGGCGGGCAGCTCGTTGGAGGCGAGCACAAAGCGGATGGCCATCTTGCCGGACCAGGCGGTCATGTTCTTGCGGTCGATGGTGATGGTGTCCTCGCCGGAGATGCGCAGCAGGTTTTCCACGATGGGCTGCTGGTCGGCGCGGCCGGAGAGGCGGGCGTCGGAGATCATGGCCAGGCGCTTGCCGATCAGGGGCTGCAGGCCGAACTGTGTGCCCAGGGACGCAAGGCTTGGGCTGACCCGGTTGGCGTACCCCACCAGGGCCTCAAGTATTCGCAGGATGGTGCCCTTGCCGCAGCGTGGTGGGCCGATCAGCATGAACATCTTTTGCTGGCTGGTGTCGTCGGTCAGCAGGTAGCCAAACATCTCGGCCAGCGTGGTGATGGACTCGGGGTCCTCGGGCCAAAGGCTGTGCAGGAATTTGAGCCACTCGGTGGGTGGCGGGGCCTCGGGGGTGAAGTCGAAGTCAAGGGCCGAGGTGCAAAACAGGCGGTCCGTTGAGGGTAGCAGCGCGCGGGTGGGGTGGTGCAGGAAGCCGTTTTTGAAGGCCACGATCTCGTGGGCCGGAACGTCCCCGGGCTTGTTGTTGATCCAGACCTGGGGCTCGGGTAGGTCGGCGTAGCAGACGGCGCGCAGGGCGTGGGCGACGTCGTTGACCGTGGAGGACTTGGGGTTAAAAGCCACCGTCTCGGACGCCCCGGTCTTGGGGTGGACCTTGAGGGTCACGCACTTGGCCATGAAGTGATAGAGGCGCTGGTCGATGTAGACCCGGTCCCGGGTGACGTAGCGCGTGGCATCCCAGCTGTAGAACTCGCCGCGCCAGTGCAGGATGCGGCCCTTCTCGGGAAGCGTGTCGTGAAACAGGCTGGCGGTTTTCATCGGCGAGGACGAGAAGATCATCCGCTCGTCATCGTCGTCCGGTGGAGAAGGCTCGTCCGGTGGGTAGTCGTCGGGGGGAATGTCGTCCGGTGGCTGGCCATCCCACGGCGGGGTGTCGTCTGCCGGTGGCGGCTCAGCGGGTGGCTCATGTGGTGAGCCTGCCTTGAGGATGCAGTCCTCGACAGCGGACAGGCCATCGGCCAGGTGCAGGTCGTTGAAGTCGGTACCGGTGCCCCGGGTGGTGAGGCCCCAGACCGGGATGGCCAGAAGGGCGTCGACCTCGATGGCTGTTTTGCGGGCGTCGGTGATGCCGGGGTTTTTTATGACCAGCGGTTGGCCGCTGGCAAGCGTGACCGTTGCGGCCCGGAAGCCGTCGATGATGGTCCACACCGGGTTTGTTGCGCCTTTTTCCAGGGCCTCCTGGACGCGGACGTCCAGCGTGGGATCGTCGTCGTCGGCCGCAATGATCATGCGGGCCTCGGGCATGGCCGCGCGAATCTTGCGGGCGACCGGCAGGAGGTTGCCGCTGTTGAAGGCGACGACCACGCAGTGCTCGGTGGCCTGCCGGATGGAGCAGGCTGTGGCCCAGCCCTCGGCGATCACGATCGTGCCCTGCTTGTCGGGTTTGCCCAGCACGGTGTAAGCGCCGCCAGAGGGCGTGCCCTTGAGGAACAGCTTGGTTCCGTCGGGCTTGATGCGTTGGAGGCCGACCAGCGCGCCGGGGCCGTGGCGCAGCGGGATGAGTAGCTCATCGCCGAGCATGCGCGCGCCCTCGGGCTCGATCAGCTTGCGTTGGGAATAAGGGTGGCCGGTGACCATGGTGGCCCGTGCCCACATCTCGGCCGCGCGAGTGGCTGCGGCGTCGCGGTCGATTTTGGCCTGGGCCTCCTCGGCTGCCATGCGGGCCTCGCGCTCTGCGATGCGGCGCTGGCGCTCCTGGGGGTCGATGGGCTTGCGGTCTTGCGCGCTGGATTTGAAACCGCCCTCGACGGCCAGGGCAACGAGGGTGCCGATGGTGGCGCGTTTGGAGCTGCCGCCTGGCTTGCACGATTTCCAGACGTCGCGGGCGTCGATGGGTTTGTAGTTGGTGCCCTGCTGGCTCCACGCGTCCCAGGCCTCGAAGGCTGGCTCGCCGTATTCTTCTTTCAAGATGAAGGCCATCTTCACCCAGGTCTCGCGGTCATCAACGCCGCGTACATAAGAGAGCATCCGCTCGGCTGTCTCAAGGGAAATGGGGTCCCTTTGCCCTGTTCTTTTTGTTTCGGTCATGCCTGGCTTTGTTGATGGCGAATAAAAGGTGGGGCAGCCCTCGCCAGGGTCAGGCCATGTGTCATCCGGTAGCTAACCGGACCAAGCCCCACGGACAGTATAAGGGTGTGTCGGGCAGAAAACGCAACACCGGTTTAAATAAATGTGGGGGTTTATGCAACGGCTATGGTACGATTTCGGTGCGGGCGGTGCTGGGCACCGGAAGGTCTCATAAGCCTTATCGCGCACCGTTCGATTCGGTGGCCCGCTACCATCACGCATGGGGACTGAAGCGATAGGCATGGAGCGAGTTCACGCTATCAGTCGCGGATCGGACAAGGCCTACTAAGCCTCAGCCCCTTTCCACTCAGTCCCCAGCCGTGATGGTGAATGCGCAGGCTGATGCGCTCAACGGAAAGTCGGCTAACCGAGCAGAGCCGCCGACTACATGGCTGGTAGGCATACCGGCATGAGATTGGCCTCAAAGCCGGAAATTCAGCACCGGCCACCATCAATTCTTAAGCGCCCACTTGGCATCCTCGACAGACCGAACGATTGCCGCCAGCGCCCCGCGCTTTTTCATGGCTTCGATGAATGCCAGCTGCTCCTTGCTGGCCCGGCCGGTGGTGGTCTTGACCTCCAAATAGAACGCCCGCGCATCGCTGGCCCGGTGGCCAAACAAATCGCTGAACCCCTTGGGCAGTCCTGTTTTGACGGGCCTGCCGTCTGCGGTGAAGAACAGCCCCACGTTGGCCCTGGCCACAAAGTGCCCGTCGGCCGAGAGCGCCACCATGATGGAGCGCATGAGGTCTGCCTCGGTCACCGCCGCGCCTCCCAGACCTTGCGCACCTGGGCCTCGAGCTGCAGGCATGCGGCCTCGCCCCTGACCTGAAACACGCCGCGCTTGACGATCTTGCCCGCCTCCTCACGTCCGCGC